CCACTGTTCCCACTGAAAGCCCTCTTTCGTTTCCTCTGCACGGTGCCGTTTCATATTCCGCATCATGGAATCCAGCAGCTCATTTTCTATGGCCGCAAATGCTTTCCCCGCATCATAATCCATATTCTCCATGGTGATATCTCCTATCGGTTAGAATGTACCTTGAAGCCCTGTGATTTAAACTGTCTGGTTAATGCCTTTAGCTGCGTGACGGATTTGCACCGGTCGCACCGCAACTCTGCGTAACCGGTCTTCTCTACCGCATAGATTCCAAAAGGTACCTGTTCCGATGCCACCTCAAGAAGTTTCTGATACTCCTTCCGGGACATTCCGTACATCTTTTGACTTACTTTTACTTTCACCTGTCATTCCTCCCTCGCTCTCTGCTGCCGACTGTTTTTCCACTTCAAGCCCATCCATATTCAACGCCGGCTCTTCCATCGTCTCCACTCCATCTCTGGCGTTTAAACGATTGATCTCTTCCTGCTTCCATTCCTCTGTCTTGGTATCACCATACAGCTCATCCACAACGGCCTCATTGGACATAATGGCACTGGACTTGGCTTTCCCCACAGTCTCAATCTGTGACTCGAACGATGGGTTTGCATAATCACCAAACTCCACCGATGTTTCCGTCTCCTCCACCGTTACCTGATTCAAGGTATCCAGTGATTTGAATACGGTATTGATCAGCTCCGGTATTGTGGTCTGCAGCGCATCGATAATCTTACCTCTGGTGTATAGCGTGGTCTTTTCTTTCTCACGCTGTGCCTCGGCATTATCCAGTTTCTTCACGTCAATTCCGATGGTCGAAGGACTGATAATTCCCTGCAGGCAGAGATCCAATGCGGTGATATATGTGCTCAGATACGACTCATGGGGAATGTTCGGCTGTGTAACCTCCACCTTGTCGGTATCATTTTCTCTCATTCCTCCGTCCATTGTGATAAATGTGTTGTCGAACGGGTTAGGCTTTAGAAGTGCTCCTGTTTCCGGATTCTTAGGAATAAGGTCCTGCGGAATATACTTTGTTGCACGTCCGTCTCTCATTGCCTGGATCCACTGGCTCCATACTTCATCCAAAGAATCAAAGTCATCTGTTTTACCGTCAAAGATTGACTTGCCTCTTCCTTTCGTCCGTGGGTTGCTGTAAATATAAAAAGGCACCGCCATGCAGAACGAATTATCAAAGCGGATATCTTTCAATCCGGCTAACGCAGAGACGTTCTTCGGTTCTGCCTTTTGTCCATTATGCAGAAGCTCATTCCGGATATATCCATAACCATAATGCTCCTGCAACTCATATTGTTTATTGCCTTCTTTGTAGGCAGTCTTAAAGACCACCTCTTTCATCCGCCCCCGGTCATAGATGATATCGATCCTGTCTGCCGGGTACCATTCTATGATCGGATACTCACTCATCCTGGTATCCAGTGAAATCTTAAAGGCTCCATCCCCCAGATATAATGTCTGGCTGACTGCCTCCTCCAGCAGAGACTTAAATTTATTCTCCCGGCTGATCTGCTGCCATGTGTCTTTTCTTTTGTCCGGCACAGTGACTTCATCAAAATCCGTCATAATAATACTGGTCAGCATATCTACCATGATCGCAGGCAGGCCGATGTGCATCTTGCGGATCTCTCTGCCTGTACTGCTTCGTGCCGCCCAGAAGCGGAGTCTGTTCTGGCTGCTGTCAATCTGACTGTATAACTGTGCCAGCTCATCGGGATCTCCCAGATACCATATTCTGTTTTTGATCACATTTGCCTGAAAGTCCATCGTCTCCTGTATATTGAAACTATGCACGTTTGCAGGCGCGATCTGCAGCCAGCTCTGCATTCTCTGTTTTACATTCTCACTCATTCTGTTAAACCACCTCATCTATTTCCTCCATCGCTTGCCAGCGCTACACAAAAAACTATGGTTACGCATATTATGATCAAATGTAATGTGCTCATGATCGTCCTCCTATCTTGTGCTTGTATGGAATCCATGCATACTGTGTACTGTTGATCATGTGATCGTTTGCGTCCTCCGGCTCCTCATCCTTATCCTCTTTCCAGCTGTAGTTGTCCAGTTCCCGGATGTAGTTCACACAGGTATCAACCACCTGATAACACGCCTGTCTTTCCTCGTTATATGCCATCCAGCCAAGCTGCAGCATGATACGATCAATGATCGTTACTTTCTTGTATGCGTTATTAAATATATAAAGGCATTCCGGATGGGCACGCTTATACTTAGCGCACTCCGTTAATGTTGCCTGATCTGCACTATCCACAAAAACATTTCTCGCCAGACCGCCCCACTCCTTACGGTTTCTCTCCAGGAATGCCACATAATTGACCACTGTGTCGCTGGGTGCGATTGGGACCGTCTGACTGGCGTTGTTGTAAACTCTTTCATCCAGTACGATACACCGTCCTTTATTCGTGATCCCGACAAAGCTCATAGCAATGGTATCCGGGGATGTCGTGGAGTATGCCGTATCCAGTCCGGAGGTAAAGTATTCAAACCATTCTGTCTGCTGCCCTGTGCTCCGGATATATTTCTTCGCCTGTTCCTTCGTGATGACATGATGCTTTTTGCTAAAATTACAAAAGACAAGACCTGTTGCCTTGCCTCGTAGTCCTTGTATTTTGTTTTTATACATCTTCGTCCCCTTGGGAACGGCATCGATCTTTTCCTGAATGTCCTCCGGTGTCATGGAAGCATTGTCATAAAATGTGAAATACCAGTGTACATACCCCTTAACCGGTTCTTCCTTCAGCTCCGCAAGAAGCTCCACAGGATAATCTGCGGCATATCTCTTCAAAGGACGGCTGTGATTGATGAATTCTTTATACACTGGCTTATCCGGCGCATCCGGGTTGGAGGTAGTCATCATATACTTGCATCGGTGGGTGATCTCACGCAGAAACTCCAT